CTGCGCATTCTTAAACGACTTTTGTGCGGAGTTGGAACCCTTCAACGCATCCGTATACAACTTCAACTTCTCTGTAGCTTTCTTCAAAGTCTTAGATAAACCATTTTCTTGATCATTTGTTTCTTCTATTTCACCGTTCAAGTTTCTTTGCCCACTAATGACATCGTGGATAGTGACCTTGTAATGATTTACTGGTACAGCAATTTTGTCAAATGCTTCTTTAAGTTTGTCAACATCAACCGCTTGACCAGTGAAGCCTTTGGCAATACTTTTAACCTTCTCAAGATAATTTGGTTCAATAGCAGCTTTTGCAAAGTACGCAAGTTTGTACAAAATGTTTGCTGCTTCAGCCCCTGCTATTGCAATGTTTCTAAGAACACCAACAACAGCAACACCAGCATCACCAGATTCATAGATCAACTGTTGGAACCCTGCAAGCAAACCCTTCTCACCGATGACGCTTGTGACTCGTTGAACAGCAGGAGCAACTTCTTCAACTAAGAACGTAGCAAACTTATCCAAGTAAGGCAGTAACGCTGCACCGATTGTTTCAACAATCTCACCGAACTGTCCTTGAATGATTTTGAGTTTGCCACCGAACGTGTTTGCAGCAGCATCAGCAGCACCACCAAATTGATCTTGCAAAGTTCCCAACACCACACCAAAGTCTTTGGACTTCTTTGTGCTTTCATCTAAAGGGATACCAAGTTTGCCCAACGCAGTGAACTGACCCATGCTTGCCTTCGCAACAGCCAAAGAAACTGATGCTAAATCTTTCCCTGTAGCAGCGGAGATATCTTGTGAGATAGTCAACAAGTTTTGAGATGTCGTCAAGTTGCCAGTTGATCGAAGCAAAATCTCTAGCGAGTCGCGCAACTCAATGTCGCTAGTTCCGGTACGAAGTTGCGTCACCGAGATATAACGCTCAACGGCTCCAGTCAAACCTTCCTGTTCACCAAAGGTTCGTTTCAACTGTGCAGCCAACAACGCTTGCGACTTCTCATCTTCAACTGCAGACTGCACAGCCTTGAATGCAAACGCACTCACAGCACCGAACGCAGCTGCACCAGCAATCGCCATTGTCTTGAATGACGGCAACAAACTAGACACCTCGGTCTTTAGACCGCCCATGCCATCGTTGACTTGTTTGATGCCCTTCTTGTATTGCTCTGCGTCAGCGAGGAACCTAACTACGAATGTGCGAACGCCAGCCATACGGCAATTCTAGATGACATCCTCACAAGCCGAGCGCAAGGCACGGAAGTCAGCCAACACAGAAGACCACAATGCTTTACCTTCAAGACCGTCATACTTCGTTAACACTTTGCCTGCATCCCACCAAGCATCATTCATCTCAACACCAATAGTGCGCTTGCGTCGAGGTTGAGCAGACTGACGTGGTGACGCTGGTGTCGGGTTGCGTGCAGGTTCGTATTGGAAGTCGGTGTCAATGAACTTGCCTGATTGTTCGTGGAACTCCCAAGGTTGATCTGGTGCATGTTGTGGAAGGTAGAAGATACGCGCAGCATCTTTGGTTGCAGGGTCACCAACAAGGTTGAGTCGTTGATGTAACTCAGCCCACACAGCTCTCCACAGCCCTGCCGGTACACGCTCAGCCAACGGCAAAACTAAGTGATAGTGAGGATCATCCAGTCGATGTGAATACGTGGAGTAGGCAAGATACTCGAACCCGTCAAGGTTGGCATTGGCAAACGATTCACCGTCCATGTCAACGACCAACGCTTCAATGAACCTGATAGCAGTATTACCGCGAGTCCTACCCTTGTAGTACTCAACAGGTGACCACAACGCACCATCAGACTTGTGCGCATTCTCCTCATGGTGCATCAAGCGTTCTTTGAGGTCATCCCAATTAGAGGCGAACGGCTTCGGCTGAACAGACTTGACCGAATCAAAATAGACAACCATGAACACCTCCCTACCTACAGGATAGCGAAACCACATCCGAAGTCAACGATCTTTCAGTTTGTCCAGAACCTTGTCAATAGCGTTCAAATACTCTTTGGCAATGTTGCCCTTGTTCTTCCGCACAGAAGGCCAGAAGAAATACCCAGACTTCCCACGATGACGAAGGAACTGCGTCGTCCTGCCCCCACCCTTACGCCCCATCTCAGTCCCAGCCCGAGACTTAGCCCCAGCCGAAGTCAAGTTCCCTGACCCATGCTTGCCACCACCAAACTCGGCACCAAAGAACACATCGCCCCTAGTCACCTTGGTCTTACGACTTCGGTTCGGCTTCGACTTTGATACGAACCCAGACTTGTCCTGCAACTTGATTGTCGGAATGCGATCACGTTGCGCCCTCATCCCCTTCATCACTTCCAAGGCCTGACGATTACGGGTCACCGATGCAGCCTCAAAAGTAGCTGCGACAACAAGAAGCTCTGCCACACCTTGACTGGCGATACGGGCTTCCTTGTTGAAGTCAGGGTATGTTTTTGATAGATCACGGAGGAAGTCTGCGATACCTTCAATTTGTACCGGCGCATTCATCGCATCCGATGCACTGTATGTACCTGCACGACCTGCCATACACCGATACTACTTGCCTAGGTGAATGGCTCTCCATCGAAGGTACGCCAACATTGTGAACAGCATTCGTGGTTCTTCTGCCAGCAACACTGAAGGTGCAATCCCTGTCTCTACGGACAAATAGGAAATTACCCAGTGGGCTGACTTATCTCCAAAGGGACGATCACTGCGTCTGCGCTGTCTCCCACTTCGAGTGCTTCAATCTCATCGCACCATGATTCAAAGTCCAACCCAGTCTTCTTCAACCGTTTCTCAGCATGCCATCCAAGGTATGCAAGATCAGTCAATGTGAGTTCGTCTTCAAACTTGGCGACACTGCGATTGTATTTGTTTTCAAACGCAATGAAGTCAGGAAACGCAGCAATGATTGTGCGTTGCTTACTATCTAATGCACTAGTCAAACTGAGTGCGATTTTCATTCTCTACCTCCGCAGGTAAGGGATTGGATTATTAGAAACTACGCGCCAGTGCCTGTCTTGGTGATTGCACCAGAGATGGGGAAACTTATGCTCATGGTAGCTAGGTCGCCTATGGCACCTTTTATCATTTCGTGTGCAGTAGGGAGCACCGAAAACGCATATTGTGGATTCGTGGACGAAGCAGCAGCAGTTCCGTTTGGCTTCACTGTCATCGGTACAGCAGTACCAGCAGTGAACGCATCAAAGAACAACTTCTCAATCGTTGGGTAGTCCTGTTGCAATTCCATTGTGATCGAGTTATCGATCAAACCTTGGATTCGCGTCACAGCTGAAGAACCCATCGAAGTTGTGGCAACCTCAGCAGCACTTGAAGACAATGTAATTGACGTTACGTACGCCGAGATGTCCGTGTTTGCAGTGCCGTAGGTGACTGCGACGTTTGTGAGTACTTGCTTTGCCATGATGTCTGCTCCTGCCTATCGGCGTTCGAGTTGATGTCTGCTCGGCTGAGCCGATGCGATAACACTACACGCCACAAGCAACCTACGGCAAGGGGTCAGGCGTACACCGTGACAACGAAGTCAATCGCCAGATACGTTGCGTCATTCGCTTCAAGGGTAGAGATGTTGTCAGCAGACTCAACAATCAAATCCTGCACAACACCACCCAAAGTTCGATCCGACTCAATCGCCTGACGAATAGAAGTAGCACCCTTATATGACAGGTAGCCATCCAACAAAGTTTGTGCAGTGCGCTCAGCTGAACGACCCACCACAACACTGATCGTGAACTTGTGGGTAATCAAACCCCCACCCATAGCCCCGTTGTATTGGATTGAATCTAGCAACGGCCAAGCAAACGGGGTATTCACATTGTCAGGCTGGTAGGCGTAAGCCCGAAGCCCTGACACAGTTGCCAGATTCGCTGCCAAACCAGTTTTGATCTGGGAGACGGTAGTGGTCGAACTCATGCGAATAGACGCATGCGCCGGTACGGCTCGACTAGCTGTGCCACATCAGGGTCGAGCGCACGGCTCACCCTGATTGCACCCATGTCACCGAATCCTGCGACACCCAAGGGACTGTCATATCGTTTGAACAAACGTGATGCCTGAATGATTGTTGCTTGCGTTACTGGTTCAGGGACATACGGCCAACCGAAGTTTGCTGTCACCTTCACCAATGCTTGTGAACCATAGTTGGCATTCACAGTTGGGAACAGGTAGTCACCGACTGCACGAATCTTGTCAAACGCCCAAGTGATGCCATCAAGATCGCCGTTCAATGGTTCTAACTGATAATCGGTCACAGCCCAAGTTGTATCAAATATGCCATCAGCGTTCGTGGAAGTTTGCAAAGTGAGCGCAGTTCCAGACATGTCATCTATTGAGCAGAAGAACGAATCCTCAGCCTGAAACACGCGAGAAGTTGCAGAGCCAACAACCCAGAACTTGCGATTGCAATATCCATCAATCAGACGTGATGCAGCTCCAGCACAGTTGTCAATTAGTTCATCATCAATCGTGTCAGCCGTACCAATGCGCAACGCTGCTTTGATTTGGTTGCGTG